TGTATTTAATCAAGATATTGGAGGATGGGATGTATCCAAAGTTACATCTATGTATGATATGTTTCCCAATCAGCACAATTTCAATCAAAATTTGAATACTTGGAATGTATCACAAGTTACCAACTTCAGGGCTGTATTCCTTAATTGTAGAAATTTTAATCAACCTCTCAACAATTGGAATATGTCCAGTGCAAATAATACGGAAAATATGTTCCATAGTGCTGAAAATTTCAATCAATATATTGGCGGATGGACTATGTCCAATGTAACAAACATGACTAATATGTTTTATTATACATTAGCTTTCAATCAACCCATTGGAACTTGGGATGTATCTAAAGTAACAAATATGGAAGGCGCTTTTTATAGAGCATCAGCATTTAATCAAACTCTTGGACTAAATAATTTTGGAACAGGGGATGATCTGCCAGCAAATTTTGGTATTATGGTACATAATAGGAAAGGAATCGGTCACGGCGTGGATACTGAGACACATGTATCGATTGATACATGGGCACTTACTGATCATGGTGAAATAATTCTCTACAATAGGAATTCTGATGATCCGCATGGTCTTTTTTGTAGAATTGATTTATTTGGAGACACAGTACTTGAAGAAGCTAAGTATTTAACTCATAACACACCTACATATAATACCCGTTCGGAATTATTGAACGGATACAACAATGCGTCGCCACTACAAAATTATGTTTATTTCACAAAAGGAACTGGTTTTCATGATATAACTATTACTAATGGTTGGGATGTGTCAAAAGTAACAAATATGGTTAATATGTTCAGAGGGAGTGCTGCTTTCAATCAACCTATTGGTAGTTGGAATGTGTCAAGTGTAGATAGAATGGATTATATGTTTAATTCATCAGTATTCAATCAACCTCTTGGAAATAATTTTGGATTTGAATCTGATTTACCAGCAAATTTTGGTACATTCTACCACATACCTTCATCAGAATATACGATTGATCAATGGGCATATGACCCAAGCGATAATACAATAATTCTTGCCCGAAATATAAACGATAATGACCATACTCGTTTTTGTAAAATTAATCTAAATGGTATCTACATAGATGGCTCATCTAAAAATAAGGATAACGACAATTCGATTATGAACAATCAAACTGAAGTAATAGATAGATATGATTCCGCATCTGATCATGGAGATAACCATCAATTCACAGCAAGTTCTGGTTTTGATGATATAACTTTTAGTAATGGTTGGGATGTGTCCAGTGTAACAAGTTTTAAAAATATGTTTCACATGAATGGTGTTTTCAATCAAAATATTTCTAAGTGGAATGTGTCAAGCGCAACAGATATTGAACATATGTTTAGATATGCATCCGCGTTCAATCAAGATATTTCTGACTGGGATGTATCTAATGTAACAATGGGTTTTTACGATAATAATTATGGTCATGGTTCGGGTCATTCTGTAAGTATATTTAGGGGAATAATAAACAATTTTAGAGATGATTCGCATGGTAGTTTATATGATTTTACATCCGGTGATGATTTATTTATGACAAGCACTATGACAAGCGCAGATGCCACGAACGCCGGTTGGTCTAGACAAGATATGCATTTCCAAACAAAATTGAATAATTATTCGAGAGTTGATTTTATATTTAGTAAAAACTCTGATGAACCTCGCTTCTCTGTTGGTCTAACGAAAGAAGATTTTGGTTCAATAGGTAAATCACTTTTAACAGCTGGAGATTATTATGAAAGCATTGGTGAAGTTCCTACTTATTTCCAAATACATAATAACGCCGCGGAGACGTTTGTAGGGATAGGTCCTGGCGCTAGTGTTTGGACTTCTGTGGGAAATGAAGACATTTCTAATACTCCGGAAGATGGTCCTGAAACAATATGTTCTATTATATGTTCTGATTATTGGAAAGTAAAACCTTTTGGGACTGATCCGACTAATATTGGTAGAATTAATATTAATACAATCGGCGATGGGGGACCTGTTAACAGCTGGGGTCTAGATGAAGATGGATATATAATTTTAGAGTTGCGCGGCGAAACCTTTGCCGCAAGCGGTGGCTTTAATTTTTATATTAAAATCGACAAACAAGGCAATATGAAGGAGGATAGTTCTTATTATACAGCTGCTGGATCCGCAGGCACTGTTAACGCACCGACTAGTTTGTCAGATTTAATATCTAGATACTATAGCGCAGGCAATCCGTATGGCGTGCAAACTTACTTTTTTAATAAAGCCACAGATTTTCTAATGCCTAAGATTATCCAATATGTTATCAATGGTACAGTAGCATATGAAACTCCTACAGATTATACTGGTAAATTTTATATTGCAGCATTAATAAATGGTCCTGGAAAAATTGAATTTTTACCGAATAGTGGAACATATTTTGATTGTTTTTATCATGAAGCCAGTTATGGTAATATTGTAGGTGGTTATGCGGGAACTTCAAATGTTGTTAGTTGGTTAGGCGATGGTGATGCTGCAGTTAAAGAAAACATACACAATGGAAGCATGATAGGATACGGAAGTTCATTGCCCTACTGGGGCAGAGATGTAACAAGTGGTAATAGCTGGGTGGGATTTGAATTGAATCAAACTGAAACTATTATTTCATATCGTATTTGGCCTTTAGCTGGAATTCGAGTGGGAGAGTACAGAGAGGCACATGCACCAAGAGATTGGACAATACAGGGTTCAAATGATAATAGCAATTGGACTATAATCGATACACGGGTAGGCGAAACATTTTCGGTGGGTTTGAGTGATGAGGAAGCACAATCTTCTTTTGGACATGATGTTCTTCTGGATGCAGAAACAGATGCTATACAATATTCAAATTTATATAATATTGCATCTCCTGGTTCTTACAAATATTACAAAATTAATGTTACAGCTGAAAGTGCCAATTATGATACCTATACATTCATAACAGAAATGGCTTATTATATTTGAGCAGTTACATTTGAATTTTGCAAGATGATGTCCTTGCTCCAAAAAAACCATTTAGCACATTTTACAAAAATAAAAAAACATTTTAAGAAAAAAAAATGACCGTTCTTTTATTTTTGAATGAATAATAATATTATGGGTAATGTTGAGGAAGATGATTGGATTAACCATGTACATGATGATCATGTAAGACAGCATGCTCATAATGTATATCACGGATTTGCTACAAATTATCCTACTCCATTTCCATCTACTTCAATTGAAATGAGTAACATATATTCTACAAATTCTTATACAAGTTCTTCTACAAGTTCTATATATTCACATAATGTTATTTTGTTATGTTTAATATTTATCAAGGCTTTAATGAATATATTTTAAAACGTATAGTTTATCAAAAAATGGTTTAGTTTAGTATGTATGATAAAAGCATAACCATTGTGCTGAGAGGTGATAGTTTTAGAAAAGTGGTTCACGGCAATCCATTTCCGGAATCAGATATGAAGACATCAGATAATAGTTGTGATGCAGAAGCAAATCAAATATTTTGTTTAAATTCAATTTATTATTTTATAATTTTACCATACATAGAAAAGGGATATTCAATTAATATTAGTGGGATTATTTACGAATTTGAAAAAAATACTTTAATTAAAAGTTTTTTTTTAGAAAAGGGTTTGAATATAGATATTCTTGAAATATGTAGAACTAATACAAATCAAGTAACAACATTTATATCTGCTTTTGAGCGTGCATCCAATGTAGCACCTGATTCAGAATTATTTATAATTTTAAGATTAGACCAAACATTTCTGAAAAGAATTCCTTTAGAGTCAACATTAATCAATAAAATATGTTATCCCGGAAATGGTTGTTGTTCTGGTGCCTGGATTCCAAAATACGGAATCGCAGACCATATTTTTGTGGTTGGAAATCAAATGGTAGATGTTTTTATGGAAGCTTTAAAAGTTTGTTGCAAAAAGTCTGATATTAATCATTTACATAATATACTAAAATATTTAGAATCAACTCAAATATCGAATACTTTGCCATTATGGTTCTCCACCACAAATACTACAGATCACTTTTATATTGATTTACAAAGAAGTGGGCATGAAGAACAATATGCAGAAAGACTTAAAGAATTAACAAAAATGTGGGATTTGTAATTTCGCCAACACATATATAAATATAAATATACGCATTATTAATAACTCGACGAAATAGGAGAAATGATGCTTCTCGAATATATATGAATAATTCAAATTTTAATTATTAGAAAAAACTTAATTATATTTGGAAAAATTATATAGGATGTCTTCAAATTATATGTATCCTACAATTATAAGTTTACAAGACTTAGATTTTGAGAAACTTGATATATTACCAGGTACAGCAAAGTTTGCTGTTGCTGATTTTGCTATTCTTAATGCAGGTTCTATATATGATTTATCTATAATTGTTGATAGATACGGACAAAATCTCAAAAAATCATGTTCAGGATTAGTATTTTCTGAAAGTAATATAGAAACGAAATTCGCAGAAGATGTTTCAGGAACATCATCTATTACTGGAATTTTAGACAACGGTTTAACTTTATCTAATGAAATGATGCACCAAAATATTATACAACCAATTAGTAATTTTGATTCTGTTTTAAAAGGCATACTTTTTGCTAAAATGGTTCATAGTGTTTTTGATATGGATGATGGAACAATAAAATCATACGATTTCACTGATCCTAGTAAAAGAAATGAGTCTATTTTTTTCGATAATGATCAAACATTAAATGTTGCTAATAACATTAAGTATCAAACAGTTGGACTTGATTCTAGTGGAAATGGGAACGGCGTTGATGACAGTGGAAATATAGTATATTATGATTCAGCATTTAATCAAACTATAACAAATTGGTATGGTGTTTCTGGAGAATCAATTCTTAATTCAGAAGTAGAATATTGGAACGCTAGAACTGGACTAGATTTATCTGGAAATGAAACTGATTTGATAGCATTTAATGAAGGAAGCAAACTTATGGTAATGTATTCTATAAGTACAACATTTAAACAACCAAATAATGACTTTCATGGAAAATTTTCGGTAAATGTAGCAAATTTACCAGCATTTGTAACAACTAGTACAAATAATGTAGTGGATGATACTGTGGTATTAAGACCCGGAATAGGTGATTCAAGTTTTGAGAGTCGATTTATTTTAGAATATAATGTGAATCCAATAACTAATTATTTGACTGGGCATAAATTCGAAGACGTTGGAGGGTACGCGTCGACGACCGACCGCCCAACAGGCTCTCTCCGAGCTGCGGTCGATCAATGGATTGATGGATCATGGGACGAATCTGTAGGCGGGCATATTTCAACTTGGGATACAAGTGAAGTAACCGATTTTAGTATGCTCTTCTTGAATAAATCTAATTTTAATGAAGATCTTACGCATTGGGATGTTTCAAGCGCCACAAATATGGGCGGCATGTTCCAGTACGCCTATGTCTTCAACCAGGACATCAGCAACTGGGATGTATCCAGCGCCGAGGACATGAGTACCATGTTCTACTACACCTCGTCGTTCAACCAGGACATAGGCGATTGGGATGTTTCAAGCGCATCAAATATGAACTCGATGTTCAACGGCGCCTCGGCGTTCAACCAGGACATCGGCGATTGGAAAACATCCAGCGTCACAAGGATGGACACCATGTTCGCGAACGCCGATGCCTTCGACCAGGACATAGGCGATTGGGATGTTTCCATCGTCACAGATATGTACGGCATGTTCGACCGCGCCGGCGCCTTTAACCAGGACATTAGTACTTGGAATGTTTCTAGCGTCACGCTCATGGAGAGGATGTTCCATGACGCCTCGTCGTTCAACCCGTCGCCAGCCGCCGTCTGGGCCTGGGAGGTATCCAACGTCGGGGACATGGATAAAATGTTTGATGGCGCCTCGTCGTTCAACCAGGACATTTCTAATTGGAATACCTCCAGCGGCGTCAGCGACTCGAACATGTATGTCGGCTGCCCCATACAAGATAGTTACAAAGCCCCATATACATAAATCAGATTAAATAAATCAAATTATTATTTTACAAAAGGAATGGATTGTTGAATCAAAATATTTTCAGAATATTAAAATTAAATTTATTGAATATTAATCAAGAAAATACTTAAATTTTCACATTACATTGATTTGTGAAACGTCCAACCAACACGTTCGCATATTTTTTGCCAAATCTGATCCTGTTGATGGAGTTTTTCTCGCGACTTAAGAAGTGGAAAGAGTGGTTTAAGATGTGGTAAATCAAGTAATTCAACAAATTTGTGTAATACGTATGAATAACTGAGAAAATTCTTTCTTTTTTTTGGGCAAAATTCAAGGAATGGTCCTTGAATTTTTTGGAACATAATTCTTAGTAGTTCTTCAGTGCTTCTGGACATATATGGTGGTGGTTGTCCGTTGAGTTGGTTAATAATATGTGGAATATGTTCATAATATTTGTTAAGTTTAAGTTTTTTGAGTATAGCTCTAACTTTTTGTGTGGTAAGTTCGTTAAGATTTTTAATTCTTTCTTTTTTAATTTCTGTAACAACTTGAACCAGAACAGATTTTGGAATTTGTGTAGTTTCTTTTCCTTGAAATTGTGCGATCCATTCATTAAAATGATTTGATCGTCTATAAGAATAATAACAAGATTCTTTAGGTGGATCTTTATATGATGCTCTATCTGTATCGTTTAGTATATTTTGTAACAATCCACAATTTTTGCATTCAACAATACCTTCGGAGTGAATATGTGATAATTCAATTTTACAATTGGGGCAATTATTTGGAGTGCATTTAAATTTAATGGTTTGTTTTTTAGTTTTCTTACCTTTTTCCTTATTTTCAATTTTATCAAGATATTCATGACGTAAATCTTCTCTGGATGTAGGTCCTGAAAAATATGATTCTTGTTTTTTTTCTGTTTGATTTTCGATAGGCTTTTGTTCTTCTCCTGTATCACTATCATTACTATCTGTATTTAAATATGATAGAATTCCGGAATCTTTATCAGTTGAAACATTTGAATAACCTCTTGGTCTGGTGGTACTAATGTTTTCAATACTGTCATAATATTTGAAAAGTATTTCACCTGTATCAAGATAATAATCTCTTAAAAACTTTTGATTAGAAGCTCCATCTATTTGTTTTTTCAAATTATCTATTTTCTCGTTAATTTGCATTAAAGTAATAGAATCTGATTGTGAACTTGATTCTAAAATGATATTACGTTGATTAATAAATTCATCTAATTCTTTTTTACATTTAGAAACATCTATATTTTTAATTTCACCAACTTTTTTCTGATGAATGTTATCTAATGTTACCATATTATATTTTTATAAATTCTATTTAAATCTTATTCTTTTTGGAGTAGTATATTTAATATTTTAGCGAATAATTGAAAATATATATTATATCTAAAATGTACATTTTAAATTTATAGAATTAGAATATTATTGTATAATTTATGGTAGTTTTGATCAATATTAATGAAAATAAAAGATTAAAAATGACATTAAAAGATTGGATAGAATCTTCATATTTGAGTATAGAAAATATAATAATGAATAGTTCTTCGGATAATGTTGACAAAAAAGGTGACGATGCTATGATTGATGAACCAATTGGTATATCACATAATTGTGAACCCCGTTTGTTGTATAAATTAATAAATAGTTCAAAAGAGAAAAAAAATATGGTATTAACTGCTTTTAGAGTACAAAATGATGCTCGTCGTCGTGGTAATTGTCCTGTAAATAGAAATTCAATATGTTCTATTCTTTCAAAAAAGAATATAAATAATTCAAACATTGGAAATAATTTTTATTGGAGATTGTTAGATACTAAATTTGTAATTTCTCCTGAAGGAAATGGAATTGATTGTCATAGACATTGGGAATCTTTATATTTTGGTGCTATTCCAATTGTTGAGAGAAATGAAGAAATGGAAAAGAAATTGATAGGATTACCTGTACTTTATACCACAGACTATTCTGAAATTAATGAAACATATTTGAAAAATATTTATGATAAAATGATTAATACTGAATATGATTTTAGTCGATTAATTATTCAATGTTATCCGAAAAAATCTATGGAATTAATGATTCGTCGTTCTAATCATTGGAATAGTAGAAGAGGAAAATCTTTATTCTATAAAGTATGTTTGGATAGTATAATACCTAATTTTTATAAAGAAGTATCATTAATTACAATAACAAATAGTGGTTATTTGCCGATTACACAAAATTGTATAAAATCTATTGATAGATTACATATAAATTGTCCATTGAAAATATTTTCAATAGATAAAATGTGTTATGAAAAATTAGTTGAAAATAAATATGAAAATTTAGAATTTTTAGGAAATATTCATGAAAAAGCGGTAGAATATTGTGATGATAATTGGTCTTTAGTAACAATGCAGAAAGTAATATCAATTAGAAAAGAATTAGAAAAATCAAATATAGTGGTGTATATAGATGGTGACATTGTAGTCGAAGATAGTAGATTTATAACATATTGTTATGAAAAATTGAATGAAAACAAAGATATAGATATGTTAGCTCAACGTGAATGGCGTGGAGACAATGACAAAAATGAAATTTGTACGGGATTTTTAGCGATACGTTCTAATGAAAAAACAAAAAAGTTTTTTGAATTTGATATTAATAAAAAAGAAAGAAACGATCAACATTTTGTAAATGGTAAAAGACATTGTTTGAATATAGAATTACTTCCTGAAGAATTATTTCCGAATGGTAAATTTTATTATACTCGAAGTTCAAAAACGAAGTTAGATCCTTATTTAATTCATTTTAATTTTGTAAAATCTCATGATAAAATTCCAAAAATGAAAAGTAACAATAAATGGTATTTATAAAGAAAATAATGTTAAATATAAAATATTACACATTATTAAGTTATGGCATGTAGTGAAGAAAATGAAAGACAAATGTGTAAAATTATAAATGATTTCGCTGGTCCTGATAACAATCAAGATATAAAAAAAAAATATAGACAATATGTTTTAAAAAATCATCCAGATAAATTAGGTAAAAAAGCATATAAAGATTTACCTCTTCCAATGGGTGAAATAGTAGAAAGATTTAATAATTGTACTGAAAAAGCCAAAAAAATGGGTAGAAAGGTATGTGACTTAGAAGAATTTGAAAAAACAGATTCAAAAAAATCATCAAAAAATGATTTAGAACCACCAAACAAGAAAACAGCAGATTGTATTAGAAGTGTTGTAAATTGGCCAAAAGTAAAACCATATCAAAAATTTGATACAAAAAAATTTAATTTAGAAAAATTCAAAGAAGATATACCTTTGTATTCACCCAAATTACAAAAATTATTAGACAATATAGTTGAGTTAGATAAGAAAGATAAAAAAAATCATAATAAGGTATTTAAACATTTCATTTTTACTGATTTAAAGCAAGCTGGTCATGGAGCAAAGATGATAGCCGCTGGATTAAGAAGCCTTGGTATGAATACTTGTTTAACTTTATCAAAAAATAAGAAAACAGTTGAATTAGTGGATGCATCTGGTGATGTATTTGGAGTATTGTGTTCTAGCACTTTATTTGGCAAAAATTTTAGAGTAAAAACGAGAAAAGAAATGATGAATAAATTCAATTCTAGACCAGATAATGTACATGGAAAAAATATAAGAATAATGATTGTTGATGGTGGATATAAAGAGGGTATTGATATATATGATGTAAAATATGCTCATTTATTTGAACCACAATTAACATCTGCTGATAAAACACAAGCAATTGGTAGAGGTACTCGTTTTTGTGGACAAAAAGGTTTAAAATTTATTCCAAATGTTGGTTGGAAGTTAAATATTTATACATATAATTCAAATCATAAAAACTTAAAAATGGAAGAATTATATCATTTGTATGCAGGTACAAACTTAAATGAAATTGCGTTAAAAGAAGAATTAGAAAGATTATCTATAGAATCTGCTGTAGACAAGGATTTAAATGCAAATATTCATGTAAAAAGTGGAATGAAAAAGAAAACTTTATTCCAACGATTATTAAGTTATCCAAGACTAAGAAAATCGGGAAGTTTAAAAGCATTAGTAAACGGTGGACTAGTTGGTGGTGCTAGTAATTGTGATAATTTTACATGTTTACCCAAAGAAGTTGGTGCGAGAGCAACAAAAAAGTTTTCTTACACATTACCTGTTTTAGAAAAAGCATATTCATCAATATCAAGCAGTTTGCCTAATAAACCATATGGATTTAATAAAAAACCATCATTAGAAAGAAGAAAATTTTATTGTGATTTGGCAAAAAAGAATAAAGAATATTGTGATGCACTCATATCAACTAATAGTAAAGCATTAGTTCCAGTATCAAATGTAGATGATGAGAACACTAATAATGAAAACAAATTAATAGTGTCTGAATCATCTTTAGATGCAAAAATTGACACAGAAGATGATCATGGTTATATTCCAACAGATTATTATGATAATGTAAAATCAGAATCTTTTACTGAATTTCAAAAAAGAATTAATAAAGATTTTGCTGATTTTAAATATGAGAAGATTAGTGTAGAGAACATGTGTGATACACCTATGTCAAGTGATCGCATTGTAAAATTTACACCATCCCAAGATTTTATTTCGCATTATTTTGTACCACAAAGCAATACTAAAGGACTATTGGTTTGGCATAGTGTTGGATCTGGAAAAACGTGTACAGCTGTAGCTACAAAATCAAAAACATGGGACAAAGAAGACTATACTGTTTTATGGATAACAAGAACAACACTTAGAGCAGATATTTGGAAGAACATGTTTGATAAAGTATGTGATTATGTTATTGCAGAGAAATTAAAGGCTGGTATTAAAATACCGACTGGTTCTAAGGGAAAGAAATTTTTAACAAAGAATTTTTTGCCTCCATTATCATTTGCGCAATTTTCAAATATTTGTAAAGTAATATTGGGTAAAAAAGCTGCTCCTAAAACAAAATCATCACCATATTATAAATTAATAGCTAGAAATGGTAAAAATGATCCATTAAAGAAAACATTAATTATAATAGATGAAGCTCATAAATTATTAGCAAAAGATTTGGTAGGTTTTGAAAAACCAGATTTTCCATCAATTGAGAAAGCTTTACAATTTTCTTATAAAACATCAAAAAAGGAATCGTGTAGACCTTTATTAATGACTGCTACCCCAATTATGAATGATCCAATGGATTACATTAGATTATTAAATTTATTACAAGAGGATCAAATGCCTACACAAATAGATGAATTTTTAAAATCATTTCCAGTAGACGATAAATTGAAATTCAAAAAAACTGCTGTAAATAAATTTCAAGATTTATTGATGGGTAAGATATCATATTTGAATAGAACATGGGATCCTAGATATTTTGTACAGCCAGTATTTCATAATATTGAAGCACCAATATCGGAAATGGTTATTGGAAATGAAAAATTTGAAGAGTTAGATAAAAAATTAGCAGAAGATTTAGCAAAATGTGATAAAATAGTTGAAGAAGCAAAGGAAGCAAGAAAAGATGCTGAGAGAAGGTTACTGGAAGAAGAAATGAAATATACTGAACTAGTTGAGCAAGTTAAGAAAGTAAATGCAGATATGAAACAAGAATTGGCTGATGCATATCCTAAAGAAAAAGCTTACATACGTGAAAAATATGGAAAAACGAAGAAAGAATATATGAAATATAGAGATGAATCATTAAAAAATGTAAAATCTATAAAAAAAGAGTTGAAACAAATAATTAGAAATAGTAAGAAAGATTTACTAAATTGTAGAAAAGATGCAAATAAATCTTTTAAGAAAGAAAATTTGAAACTAAAAAAAGAAGCAAAAGAAAAGAATGAATCAACACAAGAATTTGTTCTTCTAAATAAATGTAAAGTTAAATCAGATATTCTTAAAGGAAAACAATAAAAAAATGAACATAATATTTTAATATTTAATTATTAACCTTTGTACATAAAATGGGTGGAACAGATTATATTGAAAAAATCAAAGCAACTAGAAAAGAAGATATATTAGAAAGTTTTAATAATGAATTGGACCGTCTTGATAAAGAAAAGAGTTCTCATTCTTGTAGACATGATGATATTTACGATGGTGATGCCGAATCCTTTGCCGGTATTAAAATATTAGACATTATTGCAAAAGATGAAGAAGAAGCTGAAAAATTAATTTGGGAAAAAGCTGAGAAGTGGGGTCCTGCGATTGGAATTAGATATTATCCTAAAAATTTTGTAAAGAGAAGTGAACACAAAAAAATAAATAATAAAATGAAAGTGTTATCTGGTTTTATAAAAGCAAGAGATAAACGGAAAGAGAAAATTGAAAAAATACTGAAAACAATTAAAGAGAAACCAGAAACGAATACAACTTCATGTGTAACATGCAAATCAAAAATTACAAATAAATATTTACTTAACTTTCTTAATTTAAAGAATAAATGTATTGTTTGCAATGGAAATTTCATTAATACAAAATCATGTGACGAAAAATATATTAATGCAAAAAGTAAATATGATTCTGTAGAGCATGTATATGAAGCATTATGGGGTGGAATAGTAGCTATATGATTCTGTAGAGCATGGTATATGAAGCATTATGGGGTGGAGTGGTAGCTGAATGAATATTGTAATTCACTACTAATATGTGAATTTTTTTAATAAAATGTTAATATAAATGGTAGACTGTTCAAAAATAGTAAACATAATATTTGGATATATTTTAGCAATAATATTATTGATTGTTTTAGTGTTGTCAGTGAGATTTTATTTTAATAAAAATATTAGAGAAAATTATGTAAAAGAGTCTTGTGAATGCGAAAGCCATATAGCTACATAGAAATATTTTTCTTTACAATATTTGTCTTATTTTTTTTTGTATACCAAATATTATTTATTATTATTCCAACTGGAAAAATAATGCCACATGTCAGCGTTATATAATAAGAGAATGGGTATTCTGCTTTAGACCTCCATCCTACATTCCTGACAAATGAACCTTGATAATAAACACAATAAAAAGTGTATATACTAAAAGAAATTAAAAAAAATAAAACAAAAAAAGGATTTTTTGAGCTAGATTTTGAAGATTTTATTGAAAATTTATTTGCCATTATTATGTTAACATAAAATATTTATTATTTTAATGGAAGTGAAAAACTTGAAGTTTATACATTTCTTAACTGCGGCATTAAGTATCGAATTGTTTATGTTGTTTTTATTTAGATTTACAAGAAGTCCATTTACTGGAAAATCTATCAATAATTGGTATACAAATTTTGGATGGTCTGCAATAATATTAGATGTTTTATCGGTTATTATTGGATTTTATATTAGTAAATACATATATTTATATGCACAAAAAAGGGGAATATTAAATGAAAAAAATAGTTTGCTAAAATTTTTGATTCTAATGCTTTGTGTACAAATCATCCATGACTTCACATTTTATTTTACAGTAATCAAAAACACTAAATTAGGAAAAAATCCAATTATGGATGAATTGATTGAATATGCGAATAATGTAGGAGTGGGAGCAGTAATTGGTGATAGTTTCATGTACTTACTCGCAACACCCTTATTATATATTTTGTTAAAATTAAAAGATGAAGATAATCAATTTATTAGTTTAGTATGTACCTATATTATAGGTTATATTGTATATCAAAAACCTATAATATAAGCTATAAAATGATTATTTGATTGATAACGCAAAAAAGCCTACATTGTTTTTAAGCAAAATAGGCAAACGACAATGACAAGATTCGAACTTGCGCGGGATAAACCCAACTGATTTCAAGTCAGTCTCCTTAACCACTCGGACACATTGTCGACCAAAAAAAAAGCCCACTTACCAAAAAGGTAAGATGGGCTAAACCTCTCTCCGTATTGGGATCGAACCAATGACAAAGATCTATCACGTTTTAACGTGTTCCAGATTAACAGTCTGATGCTCTACCGACTGAGCTAACGGAGATGGTGAATGACACTTTTTTAGGTCATTGATATTAACTATCAATATTTGCTTATATTGTTTTTTAGTATATTGAAAAGGTAGTTAAGTAATTACTAAATTATTCATAATACCTTCTAAACCAGAAGAATGTTGTGGTAATTTATCATAAATGTAATTATTAGTTTTATTGATATACATCCATTTTTTGGAACTGTTATTAAATTTCAAAATCCATGTGTTATCAATTTGTTTTTCTAAATTATAACAATTCAGAGTAGGAAATGCATCTAAAATCATATCTGTGATAATGTTTTCTCCAAATTCAAGTTTAAATACATTTTCATTTGCATTGAATATAGTATCATTTAATTCTCCTCTAATATCTAATATTATATGGAAATAATTAACACTTCTTAAGAACGGAGTTGTTGTATATGCATGATTTGTTTTTGGTGTGATTTTGTAACACAGTTCACAACCATAGTTTAGAAGCAATTCTTTTAAATATTCAAAAATGTAACTCATATTATAACTATTGAGACACTAGTTATTTATTTACCAAGACTTCATTTTTATTGGATAATATGATTGTCTAATAAAATTAATATGATAAACATAATTCAATATTATGTATAACTTACTATTTAATTTACAATAATAGAATCATTTTTGTTCATTTCCTCTATTAAATCATCATAAATAGTATTTAATTGAGCATATTTTGTATCACTAATCTTTTTATTTTTACTTTTATTTACCAAATTTAATTTTCCAATTCCAAGTAAATTACTAAGTTCATCTTGTTTATCAAAAATATCTTCGTATTTTACACAAATTATTTTGTAATTTCTATTTTTATTTTTTTTCATATAGTTATTATAAAATTCTTTTACACCATATAAATCTTTACCAGATTCCAAAACTTCATTTAGTTTAACATTTCTATTTTTACATTGAACATGTTCTAAATGTAAATGCATATGGAATCTACTATGAATACTTTTAATACTAAAACTAGGATTTCTATAAATATATAAAACATAATAATCGTCTAATTCATTTTCTGGTATAACTTTTCCATTAAACCACATACCTTTTGTGCGACCTCCTCCTTTTTTTCCTACATACTCTAATTTATCTGGAGGATTTCGACTATGTATATGATGTGTTTCACCATATTTTTTAAGTGCGTTCTGTAACATTATGGAACCGGATCCTCCGTATGAACATACATAAAATATTTTACCCATTTTATAATATATATGAATTGAGTGCAAAATAAAAATTAATTTAATTCAATTTTAAAAATCAATTATATGACTATTTAATTTACAATAATAGAATCATTTTTGTTCATTTCCTCTATTAAATCAGCATAAATAGTATCTAATTTTTTCTCACTAATCTGTTTACGTTTACTTTTATTTACCAAATTTAATTTTCCAATTCCAAGTAAATTACTAAGTTCATCTTGTTTATCAAAAATATCTTCGTATTTTATACAAATTATTTTGTAATTTCTATTTTCATTTTTTTTCATATAGTTATTATAAAAATCTTTTATACCATATAAATCTTTACCTGAATCTAAAACATCATTTAGTTTAATTTTACTATCGCATTGAATATGTTTTAAATGTAAATGCATATGGAATCTACTTTTAATACTAAAAGTAGGATTTCTATAAATATATAAAACACAATAATCGTCTAATTCATTTTCTGGTATAACTTTTCCATTAAACCATTCATAATAAGCGGCGCCTCCTCCATTCTTTCCTACATACTCTAATTTATCTGGGGGTTTTGGACTATGTATATGTTCTGTTTTACCATATTGTTTAAGTGCTGTCTCTAACATTCTAGAACCAGATCCTCCGTATGAACATACATAAAATATTTTACCCATTTTATAATTGTATATGAATTGATTGTAACATAAAAATTAATTTGACTATAATTTAAAAATCAATTGAATAAATAATCTTCAAAAAATCTTGCGCTATATATGCATATTCCTTCGCATAAAAATTGAAATATTAAATGGTATAAAAATGATATTATATTATTAAATCTAATTGATATAGTAATATGTCTTCGTTAGTTGATAATAGTCTTGAATCAATATGTACAATAAATCAAGATATAACTCAAATTGGATTTAGTTCTGAAGAATTAGAAAATGGAGCAGATAATGATGAAGAAATCAAAACTTCTATAAATAGAATGGCTTTAGAAAAATTGAAAAATGATTTAGAGGGTAAATGTATTGGTGCTGGATATGTTATTCCCGGTAGTGTTAAAATGTTAGAAAGGAGTAATATAACTTTTCCACACGAATCTTTGCAATTGTATTATTGTATGAAAGTGAAATATGAATACAAGTTATGCAATCCAAATCCTGGAATAATTTTGAAATGTAAAGTAATAACTAAAAATAAAATTGGTTTATTAGGTAGATTAAATAGTGATAAGTCTCCGCTTGTAATACTTGTTCCGGAAGATTTATGTGATTCTCCTGAGAAGAGGGAACTTGTAAGAAATTCTGAAATTGGTTCAATACTTTCCGTTTTGGTTGTTGGTAAGAAATTCGAACAAAATGATAAAAAGATTACAGTAATTGCAGAAGTAAATATTTAAACATGTATTACAATAATTTCATTGTTTTCATTGTTTTCATTGTTTTCTTTATTTTCATTAGATATTCTTAGTTTGATTTGTATATATATAATAATAGAAAGATTGATAAATGATAAAATATTAGCAACAATGAAAGGTATAGAATTTATTAAAAATGCGGAAGTTCCAAGAAATATACAAGCAATAAATTCTAATAAAATAAAAGTTAAATTAATTTTAGAAGGTTCAATAATTTGATCACGAATGAGTGGTAATAATCTAATAATTAGAAAGAATGTACCAATAAGTCCGATAATATCGCTAATTTGTAGGGTCATTTTTAAATATTAATTGTTGATTTTATTCATTTTTTTATGAAAATTATATTTTTAAAAGTTAGCATCTATTGAAAATTCTCTAATTGCGCTAACTTGTTCTTTAGTATGCATATTAGCTTTAGAATATTCAGAAACTCGTTTTTCAAAGAAGTTAGTCTTACCTTCCATACTAATCATTTCCATAAATGCAAATGGGTTCATAGATTTATATACTTTTGAACACCCCATTTGTACTAACAACCTATCTGCAACAAATTCAATATAGGTTGACATTGATTTAGCATTAATACCAATTAGATTGCATGGTAAAGCTTGTGTAATAAATTCTTTTTCAATATTAACGGCTTCTACAATAATTTCTTGTATTACATTTTCTGGTAATTTTTCTGCAAATTTATGATAAATTAATACTGCAAATTCTGTATGCATTCCTTCATCTCTACTAATAAATTCATTACTCAAAGATAATCCGGGCATTAATCCTCTTTTTTTAAGCCAAAAAATTGAACAAAATGCTCCTGAGAAAAAGATTCCTTCGACGGCTGCAAATGCAATCAAACGTTTTGAGAAATTGGAGTCCATATCATTAATCCACTTGATCGCCCAATCTGCTTTTTTTTTAATACATTCAAAATTGTTAATAGCATCAAACAACTGAATTTTATTGGTGGAATCTTTAATTAAAGTGTCAATAAGAAGGGAATATGTTTCAGAATGTATGGTTTCAGAAGCTGTTTGAAATGCATAAAAAGAACGAACTTCTGGTATATCAATATCTTGCATAAATCTTTCCGCCAAATTTTCTAGTACGATTCCGTCACTTCCTGCAAAAAAAGCCAATACCATTGAAATAAAATGTTTTTCGTTGTCGTTAAGTTTTTCCCAGTCTTGAACGTCTTTGGATAGATCAATTTCTTCAACTGTCCAAAAAGCGGCAACGGCTTTTTTATACATAGTCCAAACATCAACGTGTTCAATTGGGAACAAAGTATATCTTTTAACATTTGATGATACAATGGAAGTCATTTATATTATATAAATAATATTAGGTATTCTTTTATACATTTTTTCAGATAAGAAACAATAACACCTGTAGCAAAAGAAACATCTATAATTTAAATTTTAGAAAATGGTTAATTAATAGACTAATTATGGACTACCAGCATGGGATATGTCTATTTCAGAGACGATTTATAGATATAAAAGAATCAAATAAGCAGTTGTTTTTAAGAATTAGTAAATGTAATGAAGTAGTAATCTCGGTACTTGATAATATTAACAGTCAATTTGCCATTAAGAAAATATCGCCAACGTCTTACCATGCATATACAAACAAACTTTTCCATATTCAGAAATCAATAAGAAATGCTTCAGTGGATACAAAAATGCGTATGATGAAAAGGCATATTAGTATAACAAAATGTGAAAAGAAAATTGATGAATTATTAGAAGTGATATGTTGTTCTGATGTAAGAATATTATTTAACTGGATAACTAGTGGTGAATGGCAAAAATGTATACCAATATATCAAGAATCTATATTAGCAGAAAAAATAGACTTTGTAGAAAAGAATTTTATACCAAGACGTTTTTCTAAATCATGTGATGAAAATATTGATAATGTGATAGAATCTCCTGATGAACATATAAGATTTAGAGTAATAGATAATGAAACTCAAATAATATTTGATAATATATTAGAAGAAGAACAATATATATTATATGGTCATTTTAAAGGTGATTCTATCCATTGTGCAAGGTTGTATAAATTTTATAATGATAAATACAATGAATTATGTTCTATGATGAACAATAAACATATTCCTAAGGAATTTAGAGATAAATTTTTAGAACAAATGCGAACGGATGATATACTTGGTAAAGATAGTAATGATAATACAAGTGTAGTATCTTTAGCTTATAATAATGCAAAAGAATACAAAAATATGCCTTTGAATATATTAATATCACATTTTATGAGTGGAAATATAGAACTGAAGACATATATGTTAACTTTACTATTATTGTATGATATTAATACGAAATATATAGCAACAATTTTATTTGACTTTATTTTAAATGAAGATCAATCCGCACATATGGCACATGAATTATATTGTAATATGCATTGGTCAATACAAAAAGAATTTGAATATTCTTACAAAGCAATGACTTCTAAAATGAAAACTATTAATTCTATGGATAAAATCCCTTATGAAAAAAGAGTATTAATTAGTTCTGCGAGTGAAGAAGCAAAAGAGAAAGCATATGACAAAATAAAAAGTGCAAATTCCCCTGAAGGTGGTAGTAAAGCGCAACAATGGTTAGATGGTTTTTTGAAAATTCCATTTAGTAAATACAAATCTCATTCAATAATTGATAATCTTTCTATGTTTAAAATTAAAATAGATGGATTAATGTTGAAAATGGATTTGGTTGAATCTTATAAAAATCTAAAAAAAACTCCATATGAAACATCATACAAAATTGATATTCTAATAAATAAACTGAAGAAACATTTAAGTAAAATTGATATTAATGGATTGAGTGTTTCAGTATTAGAAATAGAAAATAATGTAATTGATGATGAAAAAAAATCCTCGTCGCCAATATTATCTAATTTAATGACTCTTGCAAATAATATAAGTTCAAGATCATCTTTATCAGATGATAATTCCGACAATAGTTCATCATCGATGTATGATGAACGAATTTCTATAATAAATGGAACTCTTCAAAAAAGAAGAACTCATAAAACAGTATCTTTAAATTTATTTAATGATTTGAATGATGATTTTAGTGATAAGAGAAATAGATTAACAGAATTTTTTACTGAAAAGACCCTTTATAAAGAATTATCCACATTGTGTAAAGAATGGGATAATTATAACAATGAAAAAAGAAAATATATTGAAAATATTAAAACAACATTAGATTCAGTATGTTATGGACACCATGAAGCAAAAAATGAAATACAGCGATTAGTTGGACAATGGGTGAATGGTTCAACAGATGGTACAATAATTGGTATTGAAGGTCCACCTGGAAATGGTAAAACAACTCTTGCTAAAATGGGTATTTCAAAATGTTTGATAGATACAGATGGAAGTGCGCGACCATTTGGGATGATAGCTCTTGGAGGAAGTTCAAATGGTTCAACTTTGGTTGGTCATAATTTTACTTATGTGGGATCTACTTGGGGTAAAATATTAGACATTGTTATTTCGTCAAAGTGTTTAAATCCGATTATATACATAGATGAAGTAGATAAGATAAGTAGAACTGAGCACGGTCGTGAAATAACTGGTATATTGACGCATTTAACTGATTCTACACAAAATGATCATTTTGAAGATAGATATTTTTCTGGTATACCACTTGATTTATCAAAAAGTATAATAATAATGTCATTTAATGATAGAAGTTTAATTGATCCTATATTAAGAGATCGAATGCATATTATTAAAACGAAACCTTTAACAACTCCGGATAAAATAGTAATAATTAATGATTATTTATTGCCAACTATATTAGAAAATGTTGGTTTTACAAACAAAGATATTATTATTAAACCAAAAACTTGTAAATATTTAATAGAAACATATACATATGAAGCTGGTGTTCGTAAAGTAAAAGAACTATTATATGAAATTATTAGAGAATTTAATTTAAAATTGATATCAAAAAAAACAAACAACAGATTTCCTTATGAAATTAGTGAAAAATATATTGATGAAGTTCTTCTAAAAAAGGATAAAGTTCATAGAAAGTTAATACATTGTGAACCTAGAGTTGGATTAATAAATGGTTTATTTGCAACTACTAGTGGTGTTGGAGGATTAACAACTATTGAAGTATTTAGAACTCATAGTAATACATTTTTAGATTTAATACTTACTGGAAGTCAAGGTGATGTTATGAAGGAAAGTATTAAATGTGCTAGAACAATAGCATGGAATTTGTTACCAATGGAAGTTAAAGATAAATTTAAGAATTGTTCTGACAAAGAAAATAATAAAGAAAAACATGAATCATTTGCACTACATGTTCATACACCTGAATGTAGCACTCCAAAAGATGGTCCTTCTGCTGGAGCTGCGATAACATTGGCAATATTATCTCAATTATCAAAAGTTCCTATAAGAAATGATATTGCAATGACAGGAGAAATTGATTTGAATGGTAATGTGACAATGATTGGTGGTTTACAATCTAAATTGAATGGTGCATTGAGTGCAGGTGTAAAAAAGGTTTTAATACCTTATGACAATAAGAAGGATTTAGATGAAATAATTAGTGAAAAGAAGATAATAGAAATATCTGATAAAAAGAAAGATTTTACTGTATTAACAGTAAAAAATATTTTTGAAATGATACCACATGTTTTTGTAGAAAATGAATTAAAATTTGTTAATTATTTGTAATTTTAGTATTTTGATTCTTTTTCTTTTGATTCTAATAATTTATATTTATCTTTTTGTTCTTTGTCTTTAATGGATGCATAAGAGAATATCATTCCTATAGCCATGCCAATCAACCAACCGATACCAACGTTTAATATTTGAAAATACACATCATTTTCGTCAAATATACTTACACATAGTAATATAGCAAATATGCTTCCCATAACAATTGTTGACAACATTGAACCGAGTTGAGATAAATGTATATTTTCCATCATTAAATATCCAACAACATATCCTAAAACAATTCCAGGAAAAGATGGATAATTATTTAGGAAATTATCCGGATTTGTAACAGGAGTAAATATAAGTGCAATAATAGAACTCATTATTGCACCAAATAAGAATATACCACGTTGTGAATCTGGAGATAATAAAAATAAATATAATGGAATTAATACAAAAGCGGTTGGTAAACTTAGAGAAAACATTTTGTAATTTTCTTTATATTGATTCATAATAGAATCAATGGTTGCTTTAATTCCATTTGCTTTTTCACTAATTTCTTGACTAGACATTATAAATTTAAAATATTTTTTTTTGATATAAAAGATTTTTGAAAATTATTTAATAAAATGCATTCTCATATTTTATGCAAAGCAATATTGGATGTATCAAATCCGTTATTAACAAATATTATTTTCGGAAATTCTTTTCTTATAAACTGGATTAAATGTAACAATATGACTATTATTAAAGAACCAATTATGCATAAGTTTGAAAAAAATATTATTGATGAAAAAAAGCCAGGTGGAATTTCTGGTATGGCAATACTTTGTGAATCACATGTTTCTATTCATACTTATCCAGAAACAAATACAATTTATGCAGATATATTTTCTTGCAAAACTTTGAATAAAGAAAAAAATATTGCATTTATGAAAGAATATGGTGCTAGAAATATTGATTTAGAATTAATTTTCAGAAATTAATATATAAGCTTCTATTCCGTATATTTTTCCATAATCATATGAACATATTTTAATAATTTTGTTATTAATCATAGGTTTAATAATTTCAAAATCCTTACTAGAAAAAGAAATTTCTTTGAATATTTTATTTATTGCATTTTTTGGAACTATTTTGTATGAATGCTCTTTCTTTTTAGCTTGATTAATTATACTAGATTTTTCTATTATACGATGTTCTGGAACACTACCACAATAAACTTTTGATTTTTGAATACAATTTTTTAGAAAAGTGCCCATATTTATATTTGATTTTTGAGTTGTAAAATCAATTTCTACATCTTCGATAATTAAATCATAGTTATTCTGTGTTTTTTCTATAAAATCTATAGCATCACCAATATTAATTGTAAGTCGTTTATCTTTACTAACATTTTTTGTAATTTTTCTAAAAATCGGATTTTCTTTCGCGAATTTGACGACTTGTGAATCAATTTCAACAAGTGTTACATTATCAACAAAGTCATAATTTAGGCAATATGAAGCGGCTATTAAATCACCACCACCAAGTATTAAAATATTTTTTGGTTTGTATTTTTCAATTACTAATGAACATTGCAAATAATGAGAAAGTGCATATTCTTCGCTGTGAACTTGTATTTCATCATTCAAGAAAAGTGCAAAAGTATTATCCTCTTTTCTTTCAAGAAATTCAATTTTTTGCCATGGGCTATTATGTTCATAAATAACATCCCATTCTAATTCAAATTTTTTTTCATTATTTATCATAGACTCTACATTAACTATTGATATATATAGTATTAATGAAAATATTGATAAAAATATTATATATCTTATGTTTTTAGATATCATTACTTAAAAAAATATAATTATAGATCAAATTGTGTTTCAAAGATTTATAACAATCAATTCAAGATTATTTTCTTGTGATAAACTTACAAATTTTTCTAATCTTTTTTTTAAGCCTCTCGCTTTTTTAAGCTGCCATTCTAATTGTAGTGCATATATTTTTTCCCCAACATTTATGTATGCTAATAAATGCCAAGGTCTATTTGATCTAGTTCTTTTTGCACCACAACTTAATTCACCATTATGTTGTCTTACACGACGATACACATTTGTTGTTGAACCAATGTATGTGTGCATACATGGTGATGTCAGCAAATAGCAACTCCACATTAATTATATTAAATGTTTCAATTGTTAACTTGAAATATTATTATTTTATTTGTATTTGTTTATTAATGGTAAATGATATATTAGGTGACGTAGATAATAATCAAGAAGTAGATCTTCGTGATCTAGTATTTTTTGCCTCATATCTTCATTTAGATAACCAAGGTCAACATTTAGCTCCAGAAAAATTTAGAGACATTAAAAACGCTCGTTTGGACGGAGTGTTTGGAATTACATATAATGATTTAGAATTGTTAGCAAAATATGTTTTAGATAATGAGAATGTTGAATTAATTGAGGAAGAAACTATTATATTTTTGAGACAAATCGATTCTACAACACAATATAAATTTATGGATGATTCTATAAAATTATGTGGATTTAAACTAGTATTTCGTGATAATATAGATAAATCACTTATTACAAATATACCAAACGATTTTGATATTGCTGTACATGAAAACAAAATATTATTATATACATCGGTTGCGAATTCATTATCTAATAATACATGGACCACTTTATTTGAACAAGGTATGTCTAATGATATTGAAATTGATTCGTCTGGAATAAAGTTTGTAAACCAAAATTGCGAGTTTGTTAATAAATTAAATTACAAATTAATAAATGGCTATTTTGAGCCAGAACCAGAACCAGAGCCAGAAGCATTATATCCAGAACCTGAACCAGAGCCAGAAGCATTATATCCAGAACCTGAACCTGAACCAGAACCTCAGCCAGAACCTGAGCCTCAACCCGAACCACAACCCGAACCAGAACCTCAACCAGAACCACAACCAGAGCCACAGCCAGAACCACAACCAGAACCAGAGCCACAGCCAGAACCAGAGCCAGAACCAGAGCCACAGCCAGAACCAGAACCAGAACCTGAACCAGAACCTGAACCAGAACCTGAACCAGAACCCGAACCACAACCTGAACCAGAACCTGAACCAGAACCACAGCCAGAACCGGAACCTGAACCAGAACCTGAACCAGAACCCGAACCACAACCTGAACCAGAACCTGAACCAGAACCACAGCCAGAACCGGAACCTGAACCGGAACCAGAACCAGAACCAGAACCTGAACCAGAACCTGAACCAGAACCACAGCCAGAACCAGAACCAGAGCCAGAACCAGAACCAGAACCAGAACCAGAGCCAGAACCAGAACCAGAACCAGAACCAGAACCAGAGCCAGAACCAGAGCCAGAGCCACAGCCAGAACCAGAACCAGAACCAGAACCAGAACCAGAGCCAGAGCCACAGCCAGAACCAGAACCAGAACCAGAACCAGAACCAGAACCAGAACCAGAGCCAGAGCCAGAACCAGAACCAGAACCAGAGCCAGAACCAGAACCAGAACCAGAACCAGAACCAGAACCAGAACCAGAACCAGAGATTCTAGCACCGTTTTGGTCATCTGATGATCTTATAACTATTGAAACAACCGCAGGCTATAACGACAATGCTAATACAATTAGAACAATTAAGGTATCTTTCTTAACAACAGAAGGCAACAATATTCTAATTGGTCAAGAATTATTTACTGGAATTGATAAAAATGAAACAAAAATAAAAACATTCAGTTTAGATTATTTATGGGATAATATCCAAGTGCAAATTTATACTGATGATACTGACGCTGTAGAATTAAGAAAAGTAAAAATAACTTATAAAAATGGTATTAACAATCCATCGGGTATTCATATTTTTACAACTGTGAACAATACTATTACTAGTGGTAACGGTGTTGATAATACAGTTGGTTACCTTGATACG